GGATCTGATTATTAAAAGTAAAATTCCTACGGAGTTTGATACGTTAGGTGTTGGAGTCGATCTTTCTGCTGGTGTACGTGAGCGTAACGATTACAGCGTTTTTGTACTTGGCGGGAGAGTAGGAGACAAGATTTACATTATTGATTGCAAGCGCATCCGGATTATGGGTAATCTGGAAAAGCTAGAAGCAATCATGGACATGATGTTTGAATGGGGGATGGTTTATAAAGATGGTGATAAATATTTTCCTACCGGTTCAACTGTTGATATTTGGTCAGAAGCTGTCGCCTACCAGGCTTCTTTGGAAGCTGACTTTAAACGCATTTGCTTGGGAGACCACGGCCTCTACAATTTGCTTTGGCATCCAGTGAAAGGATTCCGTGGTGACAAGCTTGCGCGTTTCCGTGGCATCATGGGTTTGTTTGAGCAGCACAAGATCTTCTTTAATAAGTTCCGCAAGTTCCAAGCTATGCAAGATGAGATCGTCAACTTTGGCGTCAGCTCTCATGACGACTGTGTTGATGCCTTGGTTTGGTTGTGCAATGGCTTAATGTCCAGGGGTAGGCTGGAGTTGGAATATTAAAGTTAGAGTATTGTCGGAATTAAACTGATACTAAGTCCACATGAGCACAAGTTATTTCACCGTTGAGCTGGAGCAAGATGCTTACGGTTCAGCTATCATTCCATTGCCTGATGAGCTTTGCCACGACATGGCTCTTCAACCTGGCACTGAGTTTGATATCGAAGTAGAGGATGACGTGATTACTTTAAAGCGTCTCCAAAGCGGCTACGAGATTGAAGACAACTAATTAACCACGGATTTTTATTATGAGCACATCGAGCCACTCCATGTTAGAAGGGATGCTCAAAGCTGTTGTCAACCGTGAAGCCACGGGGTCAGCAGATACGATGCTCATGAATGCCCACTTATCCCAAATGAAAATGTTTGGGATCCGTCAGGGTGTTGAGTTTTATCCGAACCAAGATAACTTTGGTACGCAGCGATTTGATTTTATTCAGCAAGTTATCAAGTTCAACAAGCTTGATGCTCGCTTGGATTCAATCTGGGATCGTTTCTTAGCGTATGGTAAGGGCCTCTTCTACATGCGGCCCACCAAGAAGACCTATCGTCTGTATTGGTTTGATAAAGATGCTTACCGTACTTACTATTCACCCGATGGTGATTTAGAAGAAGTCATCATTATCTACGCTTATAAAGTTAAATCCAACCGTGGTTTTGCTGGCGCTGGTTTAATGACAGATAAACGCTATATGCGTTTACGGATTACGCCAGTAGAAATTGAAGAGTATCACAGCGAGACAGAGTTAACCTTTGACTCGATGGATAACAGCCTTACATTTGAAAATAAGGTTGTTGAGAATACCCTTGGTTTTATTCCTTGTGTTGAGGTTTTAAATAATCCTGATGCATTTGGAACAGAAGGTAGCGGTGAGTTTGAGTGGTTATCCAATCAAATCATTGCTCATGATGAGATGGTTAAAAACATCCGAGCAAACCTTTCCTTCTTTGGTAACCCCACCCTCCTGTCCTCTCGTCCAAAGAGTGACATTGTAGAAACTTCCCGTGATGGTGTAGTTCAGCGTCCCAGCATTTCAAGCCAGTCTGGTTTCCAGTCTGAGTTCTCGCTGTCTTCTTCTACCTACAAACAAGATCCTGTAGACCGTCAGCCCTCTGGCTACATCGGTTTACCTGGCGGCGGTCTGCGCGTACCAAGGGTAATTGCCAACTTGGAACCAACAGATCGTGTTGGTTTTATTACGCCAAACGCCATTAGCGTAGACCAAGCTCGTTATGTGGAGCAGTTACGTTCTGAGATCCGTCTTGCCCTTGGCGGTATTGATGACCTCTCTATTACTAATGTAACTGCAACGGAAATTAAATCCGCCTATGGCCGTGTTAGTGCCACAGCGAAAAAGAAATGCCTGCAGTTATATACCTATGGCATTTGCCGTTGCTTTGAGTTAATGATCTACCAGGAAGAACAACTCTTCCGTAAATCATTGGCGGTTGCTTCTGGACTCAAGTACCCAGTACTCCCTGAAGATCCAACACCTGAGCAGCTTGCTTCCCATGAGAAAGCAAAACAAAAATATGAGAAAGGATTAGATAAAGCACTGACTGCTGCTTTTGAAGCAAAAGAAATTCCACCCGGCGTCATTGGGTTAGCTCCTGATGGAGATCGAACCGTCTTGTGGCGCTGGATGGGTCCTGTCTATGAAGACACTCCACAAGATAAAGTTAATCAATCTATCTTCACTCGTAACCTACAAGAATTGGGTGTTGATAGTATTGAGGCACTCAAGTACTTGTTCCCGTCTAAAACTGATGACGAGGTAGCAGAAATGTTATCTGGTTATCCGTTCCGGATGGTTGGTCAAGTACAAAGAGCGTACTCTGCATTCCTTGATCTCATTAATCAAGAAATGCGGACACCGCATCCTCAGCGCCCAGATCTTCCGTTGGCAGCTGATCCGCGTCTTGATCTGACGCCATTCCTTTACAGAACACTCGAAAGTTTACAGAAAGAGGTAACTTATGCAGGCCGATACCGCAGCGCCGATCCAATCGGTACCCCAACAGTATTCGACCCCGCCGACCAGCTACGCGGCAGCTCCGACAGCAGCAGTGGCGACGACCAATCAATGGGTGTCACCGACAACTCCGGTAGCACCAGCGGCGCAGGCACCGATAGCACAGGCGAGTTACGCCCCTATCCAGTCGTACCCGCAAGCCCAACCTTCAGCGGAGAATCCGTACAAGGAGGCGTTCAACAGGGTAGTGTCCCTCCTGAGTTCACCAGTCCCCTTCCCGTTCCAGGGTCAACAGTCCGCCGGGATGTCAGCAATCGATCCGGCCAGCTTCAGTTCCCAACAGAGCGCAGCGTACAGCAACAATTCGGCAGCCCCGATTTATCCGTCCAGCCCGGGTTACTCGCCCAGTTATTCCCCAACATCACAGGAAATAACAACACAACAACTTCTGGCAAACGGAGTAAGTCCAGCAAGTCTTGAAGTTATTGACTACTTTGGTGCTGATGCACCTGCAGTCCTTAACGAATATTCTTGCAATCTAGAAGATGCTCTGCTGACTCGTTATTCTCAGCTGGAGGAATCTGTTGGTCTGCTTCAAGAACTTGCTCAAGAGCACCGCGCTTATGAAGCAATTCTGACTGATCCGGATATTCTGGCTGACTATACCTGTGAGTTCTTTGGTCCTAATGGTCCTTATCCTGTGGAGCAAGAGTCTACCGATGACGGTGGCTTCTATGATGCCGAGGGTTATTACTATGATCCCACTGGCTATTACGATTTAGACGGTACCTATTACTACGACGATTATTACAACTCTAATAATCCGGACGTTTATAACAATACCTCTGGCTATGACAACGGTAATAACTACGGTTATGACGCTGCTTCTAGCTATGACAATGCTTATAACAATAACTACGGTTATGAGCAAACCTACGACAATAACAACTATTTAGAACGTCCTTCTCTTCCCGTTCCTCCGAACCCAGAGAACACGGTTGATGGCCAGAGCTTCTGGAACAACTTTGGTAGTGTTGCCGAACGTGATCCCGCCAACGCCTGGCGCTATCTCTCTGCAGCACAACGCAATCCCAATGTGTTCCGCCAGAAACTCCTGGTAATGGATTGATTCTTAAAAACAATTAAATGTAGAATAAGGGGTAGTGGTTACTGCCCCTTTTTTATTTGTACCCAATATGTCCAACGTTGGTGCTAAAGTTAAAAACTTTATTGATGCAGCAGCCGGAATGATGCCGCAAGGTATCCAAGGCGGTGCTAGTCAATTAGGTGGTTCAGTTTCTCGTGGTATTACTGCAGCAGCAACTCCTCTTGCTACTGGGTTAGAAAATATTGGTATGAAAGCTGCAGGCCAGGCAGTTCAATCTGGTGCTGCTAAAACTGCTGCATTTAAAGGAAATACTTTACCTAGTTATAGCAACTTAACCGGTTCACGTATTCTTGGTTACGCCGGAGCTGCTGCTGGTTTAGGTGGTGCTTTTGTTGGCGGCATGGGAGCAACAGCTGGCATGAATGCACTGGCTGGTTACTATGCACAAGATCCTTTTGCACGCCGCTCTGGTGTTGGCACAGTTGGTTCAACTCCAATGCCACAAGATTTACAAACTGGTTATATTAGTTTGAATGGCTTTGGTTCTCCACTGGGGCAAATGAATGTTGGAAACGTTGGCAATATGAAGCAAGCACAACTAGCGCAACGTTATGCACCCAGTGCACTTTTAACAGCAATGGGAGGTAATCCTGCTGCTAACCAACAAATGCGGTAATTTAAAAACAATGGACAACAAAACTAAGTCAAAACAGTTTCTTGCTAACTTTATTAAGCCAGAAATTACAAGTGAGTTAATTACTCTTCAACCACAAGAAGTTAATCCTTTTGAACGGATGGGTCCAGTACCTAGTGTTCCTTATAGTGGCGTTAATCGTCCAGGTGTTCTCTTTTAAACTCAGTGAATCCTGAAACTAAAAATTTATTACAAGGTGCAGCAGCAGCAGCTGGTGCAGCAGGAGCTTATGCTTTAGGTCGTTCAGCGGCACAACAGTACCGTAAGAAAAGTTATGAAGAAACTGGTACTGCTTTTTCTGCTCCAGCTGGACAAAACATTTTAAATCAATATACAAAAACAACGGGTCAACCAGCACCAAATGTGACAACGAACATGTTGCCATCTGGTGTTAGTTATTCACAAGGAGATACCATCTCTTTAAATTATCCTTCTGCAAGTAAGTTTACCCTTGGCCACGAACTTGGCCATCAATCTATTGCAAAAGGAAATGATGTTTTTCGTTTTGCACAACAACAAACGTACTCAGGTTTAAATCCAAATGTTGTCGGTCTTGCTACGGTCGGTGTTGGGGCCTTGGTTCCTTCTGCTCGTCGTGCAGCTTCTCTTGCTCTTGGGATTAACTACTTAAACCACAGCGGACGCATTGCATCAGAAGCAGAAGCAAGCCGACGTGGCACCAAACTTTTAAATGAAGCTGGCTACCCTGTTTCACCTGCGCCAGGTCTCTATCAAGTTGGTGGTTATGTCGCAGCTCCAGCGGTCACGGCATTGGGTGGCTTAGCTGCAGGGCGCTTCTTACGGTCGTTTGTTGAGAGCGTCTAGTAAAATTAATAACCTTAATAGATAAGTTTTGCTATAATTTTATCAATGGGACGGAAGTTCCCAGATCTTTTAATGGCTTCTGTCATTATGTAGGGATCTTCTCGATCTCCGGTATCAGCTAAACCTACGCTGAAGAACCAACATGTTTATTGATAACGATTTCCCTAAGCTGTTGGGCGCGGAACTTTACCGTCCCCATCCGGCTTATATCGTGGAGATGGCCTGCGAGCCAGTTGTCGTCCACGACTTTACTAAACAACCCGGTCAGACTGTCCAGTTAGATCGTTACCGCTTCTGGGGTAACCCTGGCACCAAGACCAACCGTGAGCGTACCCAGGATCAAACCATTGGTACTGCAAACAGCCGGTCCATCGTCAAGGACAAAGTGCTGGTGTCTCTGCGTGAGTACACCGGTCCTGCTGACCCGAATAATGCAAACCTCCCGAGCACCTTCAAGATTGCTCGTGAAACCCTGATGACTGCTCAGCGTCTGCTGCTGGACACCGGGAACCTTAACATGTTCCACCAGTCCATCGGTTCGCTGACTCTGCTCGACGACTATCGTCGTTGGCGCGACCGTGTGTTCTTGGACGAGATGTTCAAGTCCGAGTCCCGTGGTCAGTCTTCTGATTCCCAGGGTGGTTACTACTACCCCAACAACAAAGCTAAGACCGGCGCTACCACGCTGACCGCTTACACCGCTACCGAGTATGCCTCTGAGCGTTACCAGTTTAACGTAAAGAACGACCTGCTCAACGTGGTCAAGAGCCTGCGTAAGCGTAACGTTCCTGTCTTCGCTGACGGCTACTACCGTTGTATTGCTGACCCTTCCTTCATGAAGGATCTGCGTGCTGACCAAGGCTTCCGTGAAGTTGCTCGTTATCCTGGTTTTGCCCCTGGCAACCCACTGATGAGCGGCATGAACCCTAACGCTGCCATCTATGGTGGTGGTCAGTACGGTCAAGCCCAGTTTGTTGGCGGTGAGCCGACCATGCCTTCTGGCTTTGTGTTTGAAGGTGTGCGGTTCTTCGAATCCACCAACTTCCCATCCAAGACCATTACCGTTGATATTGGCGACGGTGCTGGCGCTGTTTCCCACGACACTCCTCCTGCTCTGTTCTTCGGTCCTCAGGCTGTGGGTGTTGGCATTGGTGGTCCTAATGCTCAGGTCCTCATCAACAACAATGATGACTTCAGCCGCTTTATCATTCTGATTTGGCAGCTGTACGCTGGCTTTGCCAACCTGAATAAGGACTTTATTACCACTGCTTTCACCATCGTTTGAGGAAGGAGGTAATTAACAATGGCTTTTTACAAAGAAGAAGCGGGCTCTATTCTGTATCCCGGTAACCAAATTAACCGCCTTTCCTCCTATAACACCGAAGGTGTTTTTGGCTGGCCTGGCGTCGAAGCTTTTGAGCTGATTGGCTACGTCAAGATTGATAACCTTGCCGCTGACAAAGCAAGCTTCAAGAGCTTTGATATCACTGTTCCTTCCCCTGATCGTCGTCCTGATGATCGGGTTCGTGACAACCGCACGTCCCTTGTTGTGGATGCTAGCGCGGACCGTCCGGCTTATATCTATGGCGCATCCATTGCGATTGGCCAAGATATTCCCATTGGTGGCGAGCCCAGCTTCCCTGCATCTCCTGTGACCGCCAGCATTGGTGGTACCAGCACTGAGGGTCTGCTGCTTGGTCCTAACAACGCTGGTGCTCCTTTCGGTGTGCCTTCGTCTCAAGCAAACGGTCTGGCTGCTGCTAGCTCGATTGTTACTGCTACCAGCAACCTGTTTGCTGCTGGCCTGAGCGACACCACTGTAGGCGATCTGCCCTTCTGGACCACTGTGACCACTGCAGGCATCACGGCTGCTAACGCTGCCAACTCGATGTTCTACCGCGTCACTGATAACACCACCTTTAAGGTGTTCAACGTGAATGCTGTTACCTCCACGACTGTGGATGGCGACGGTGTGTTCATCAGCCAGACTGACAAAGATGCCGGTCGCGCTGGTTACATCCTGTGCCGCGTGAACTATCTGCGTCCTGCTAAGTCCGTTGTTTGGGAAGACATCAATGAGTTCATTGACTTTGCTTCTCAAGTTGGCGGTACTGACAGCTGATCATTGATTAGCTGAGTTAAGGTTGGTATTGTATTGGTAGTTGCCTTTTTTTAAATGCTCTACCAATACAAACCAACTGGCCAACTCGTTGAAATGATTTCGCACCACGGTGATGGGATCATGATGTGTGTTGATTCACA